TCCGATTGATTTGTATACATATGTATACATTTAGTTTGTGCTGACACGTTTAGCTGTGTCGCCCCGTAGGCCATAACTCGACCTACTAAAACCATTATACAGGAATGGCGGCTTATGTCAAATGGTACACAAACGTGTTGTTTAGTGGGTAGCGGTGTAGTGTACTACGTTGTACTAGTGTGTACCTACGTGTGGTCTGTAAGTTATTGATTTTAAAACAATGTTACTTTGTTACCTTTTTCGTGGAAATATGAGGGTATTATTTTAAGGTGAAAGGGGAGGTAACAAAGGCAGGATTTTTTGAACTCCGGATACTATTTTTGTAAAAGGTAACATTATAAATTATTTATTAAAAAGAGTATAAAAAAGGCCATTTTCCGCATATGCCTGATCATGCATTGTCACGAAACAGCACGTTTAGATACTTTTTGTATTGTTACTTTTTGGCCTAAAAAAAGGTAACATTGCGGTAACATTACAAGAAAAAAAGTAACATTGTAAAAGTAACAATGCGACCCGCCACGCGAGAGCTATAACTGGTATCTATAAAATGTATACATATGTATACAAGCCACACTGTCCACGCGCTAACGTGCCATGGTGTGCGACCCGCAGCGCGGCAGCTATAACTGGTATCAGCAACGTCACGCGAGGCGCAACGCGGAGGCTGGAACTGGTATCAGCCGACTTTTCTCGGGGCGAAAAAAAAGCCCCGCCGGAGCGGGGCCAGTTGTTATCCTTGTATCAGTAACCAAACCATAGTGAGTAGGACAGCACCAGCAGGGATTAGAAAAATCAGAGCCAGCGCCCCTAGAATTGTTTTAGTGATTTCATTTTTTGTCATAACTTACTCCAGTGAGAATGGCCATCCTTGGCCGGTGGTGATTAGTGGTTGACTACGATCTGCTGGGCCTTAGCTAGCAGGTCAATCAGTTTTACTACATCGAACTCCGGCTCCTCAATTGCCTGCGCTCGCTTGGCCGCCTGTTGTAGTGACTCCAGTACCTTGGCCGCCGATCCCGCCGCCTTGGCTGGGCCGGTGGATTGTTGGGGTGCTCTACCGCGCTTGCCCGTGGCTGTGGACTTACTGGCTTTATGCTCAGGGTCTTGGCGTAATCGCATGGCCTCTTTATCGGCCGAGACTTTCCTGTTTACGTCCGTCCTTAACTTATTTTTCTTGGCTATATCCTCTTTGCTAAGTGCTGTGTTGGGCGTCTCGTATAGCTTCTGTGCCCATGCTCCGAATCCTTTCCGCCGTGCCGCAAATAGCGCCTCCCTTAATTCTGGCGTGGCCGTCGATCCCTCAGCCTTAACTGGCAAGAAATCAGTCCAAAGCATGCCGTCGCTAATCATTTGATCATATGCCGCCTGCGCTTTCTTGCGGGCGCTTTCCTCACTGCCAGTGACTTTGCTTAATAAATCAGCCGCCTTCGAAGTGAACCGCTCAGGGATTGCTTTTGCTTCATTTGTATTTGACATAACTTAATACCTTGTAAAATGCGCGGGCTTGTAATGGTGCCGCGTTAACCAACCAAACCAGTGTTGGCTTGATGGTTCACATATTAACAGGTTTAGGCGTGATCGCAATAGATAGGTTACAAATTGTATACATATGTATACATTACTGGCGATCTGGTAGGTTTAATCACAGATGGCCAGAATCCGATACCTACCCCGCCCCCATGACCCGCTATGTCAGGACGGAGTCCCGGCGCTCTATATATTACTAATTTCCACGAATAAATCGTTATTTTTTGAGTTCGGCACCCCTACCCCCTCTATATAGGAACACCCCCCACCTCTTTTTCCGACCCCTTGTAAAAAATTTTTTATACTGTACGGTGTATGTTCTAGTAGGTATTACGTGGTTATCGAGTGAAGAAAGTAAAAGACAGGCTAGACAACACGGCACATATAGGGAGAGTAGGTGAGTTTTTTGCTATGTATGTTTTAGAGCGTCACGGGGTAGAGTGCTACCATGTAGACCGTTCCGGCGTAGACCTATGGGGACAGTCGTACTACGAAGACATGTTCACGTTGCAGATAAAAGCAGCAAACCTAGCTACCCTGAAGAGGAAGGATTCCAAAGACCAATACAAGTATTGTTTTAATATACGCAAAGAGCGTATAGCAGACTTCCATATGTTTATAGCTTTAGACATACAGCGAGTGATGGTAAAAAGAACAAAAGACTTGAAAGCGGCTTGCAGTTTACAGCTATCCGCAGATGCATTTACAGAAGAAGTAGAGGAGGAAGGGCTAGACCTCCTCCGTAATTTTAGAAGGGAAGGCCGTCCTCTAGGGCTATGACAAATAGTCCTGCCACCACAAGTACACACGCCGAAACAATAAACACAGTAAAACCAAACACAAAGGAACCTCAGAACAGTAGGGGGTTGAAAGAGGCGCTATTGTACAAGTGATCGAGTATGATCGGAAATGTATAATAATCATGTAAGACATATCATTTATGGTATGTAACTGTTTCTTGTCTTGTGTAAACAAGTATGGTACAAAGGCACTCCGGTTTAACAACCTGCGATTACAATATGACGATTAAACTCGAACCCGAGACAGGGGTTCCGCTATTTGATGACGACCCCGCCGTGGACTTGAGTGTCCGTGCGCGAGCAGCGAAGACGACAGCCTTAGAGCTAGCAGAACATGGGTTAGAACTTAAACCCAGCAAAGAAGATGAAGACGTGGCAGCTAAACTTGCCATAGCGTATGCCGATGATCCTGAAAAGACATCGAAAAAAGCAACAAACAAACGTATGGCTAACCTGACCCCAGCCTCGCTGGTGCTAACTAGCAACATACTCACGGAATTTGGCGCCTCTGTAGTGGAGTCAGCCGTTTCTGTGCGCCACTTAGTAACGAATAAGCTAATATTAGAGACCGAGAACCCCGACCCACGTGTCCGTATTCGAGCGTTGGAGTTACTGGGTAAGATTTCGGACGTAGGATTGTTTGCAGAGAAGTCAGAAGTAACCGTTACGCATCAGTCAACAGATGATTTGAAGGCAAAACTGCGTAGGAAGCTAGAAAAGCTGGTAAATCCTGCGGATGAAGTGACACTGGACGGTGAAGTTGTAGACGTAGACGCAGAATTGGGGGTAAGTACGGATGGCTAAGACGTATATCCACGTAAACCAACACAAAATCCGTGCCAACTTAAAGAATGGGACGAACGAACCCGTAATTACCGTAAAACAAGGCAAGAAAAACACGTACTGTAGCTCTGTAACTATAAATGGGCCGTCTGAAGTGCTGCAAAGTACCACAGATAAACCGATTTTAAGCTGTGGGGCGCGAGTAGTCATGGTAACTACCGCTGATGTGACTATAAATGACTGCGCCTAGCACCTCTGTAGACTTTACTCAAGAAGAAATCCAGCATATGTTGGATAATATTGACATGTTTAGCGTTGATGAGGCGGTAGAGATAGAGAAACTTGTCGATGAACTAGACAAACGGCGTACAGTTAAAGCCGCACATGACGATTTAATCGAATTTTGTAAACTTATGCAGCCTGACTACCTAGTTGGGAAGCACCACCGCATGTTGGCCGACCTCCTAATGGCCATCGAGCGAGGAGATAAGGATAGGGCGTGCGTAAACATACCACCCCGTCACGGCAAGTCTCAGCTTGTATCTATTTTTTACCCGGCGTGGTACCTAGGGCGTAACCCGGACAAAAAGGTTATGATGGTGTCACATACTACCGATCTGGCTGTGGACTTCGGACGTAAGGTGCGGAATATTATCGCCAGTGAAGCCTACGCAGACATATTTCCTACAGTAAAGCTCGCCAGTGACTCTAAATCAGCCGGTCGCTGGAGTACTAGTGTGGGCGGGGAGTACTACGCGTGTGGTGTTGGATCAGCTCTAGCGGGCCGTGGTGCGCATTTACTGCTTGTAGACGACCCACACTCTGAGCAAGACGTGATTAACGGCAACTTTATTGTCTTTGAGAAGGCATATGAGTGGTTCACATTCGGTGCTCGTACCCGTCTGATGCCGGGGGGTAGTGTGGCTATTATCCAGACACGATGGCATATGGACGACCTAACAGGGCGTGTTGTGAAGGATATGGCTCAGAACGAGCGTGCGGATCAGTATGAGGTCATTGAGTTCCCTGCAATACTAGATATAGACGACAAAGAGACAGGGAAGCCGGTACAGAAGCCCCTGTGGCCCGAGTTCTTTGACCTCGAGGCGCTACTACGTACCAAGGCATCAATGCCTACGTTCCAGTGGAATGCTCAGTATCAGCAACAACCCACCGCCGAAGAGGCCGCGCTAGTAAAAAGAGAGTGGTGGAATGAGTGGGATGCCGAGCGACCCCCGCCCTGCGAATATATAATTATGTCTTTGGACTCCGCAGCCGAAAAACACAACCGTGCCGACTATACGGCGTTGACTACGTGGGGAGTGTTCCTTAATGAGGAGACTTCGGCGTATAATATAATCTTGCTTAACAGCATAAAAGAGCGTATGGAGTTCCACGAGCTAAAAGAGTTGGCTATGGATCAGTACACGGAGTGGGAACCAGATGCTTTTATAGTAGAGAAAAAGAGTTCCGGTGTAGCGTTGTACCAAGAAATGCGACGTATGGGCTTACTTGTACAAGAATATACCCCCCATAGAGGTTCTGGTGATAAACTAGCACGTCTAAACTCTGTATCCGACATCGTGCAATCTGGGTTAGTATGGGTTCCACAAACTAGATGGGCAGAGGAAGTAGTAGAAGAGATCGCAGGGTTTCCCTTTATGAGCCATGACGATCTGGTGGATTCCACAGTTATGGCACTTATGCGGTTCAGACAAGGCGGATTTATACGACTACCTACTGATGAGCCAGAAGAAATTAAATATTTTAAACGACGCGGAAGCGGGTTTTATTAAGAGGTTAGATCATGGCAATTGAGAAAGGTATCTACGCCGCACCAGAAAGCATAGAAGACGTAGAAGTAGAAGAAGCGGACATGGAAGCGGACTTGTCTATCGAGATAGTTGATCCTGAAATGGTAACTTTATCCGACGGTAGTATGGAGATCACCCTGATCCCTGACGCTAACGAGACTGACCTAATGGCGTTTGATGCTAACTTGGTGGACGCACTTGACGAAGGACTTTTAAACGAGTTATCAGGTGAGTTAATAGGTATGGTTGACGCAGACGTGGACAGCCGTAAAGACTGGGCTGAAACATACGTTAAAGGGCTAGACATCCTAGGGTTTAAGTACGAAGAGCGTACGACTCCTTGGCAGGGCGCATGTGGCGTGAACTCTACAGTTCTAGCCGAGGCAGCTATCCGGTTCCAAGCAGAGACCATGAGTGAGACTTTCCCTGCGCAAGGGCCAGTAAAGGTAAAGGTTTTAGGTAAAGAGACTAAAGAGAAGCTAGAAGCAGCAGAACGTGTAAAAGCGGACATGAACTATGAGCTTACAGAGAACATGGTGGAGTACCGTCCAGAACACGAGAGAATGCTATATAGCCTAGGACTTGCAGGATCGGCGTTTAAGAAGGTTTACTTCGACCCCAATATAGGTAGACAAGCCGCTATCTATATCCCAGCAGAAGACGTTATCGTGCCTTACGGCGCATCTAACATCGAATCCGCCGAGCGCGTTACCCATGTAATGCGTAAAACCAAGAACGAAATAATGAAGCTGCAAGTGAGCGGCTTTTATGCAGGAGTAGAGCTAGGAGAACCTCGCCCGTTCCACACCGACATCGAAGAAAAGAAAGCCGAGGAAGGTGGGTACGACATCACTGATGATGATCGGTACACGATATACGAGATTCATGCCGATATAATCATTGAAGGCGTAGATGATGAGGACGGTATAGCTAAACCTTACATCGTCACGATAGAGCGTGGTACAGAAGAAATACTTGCCATTCGTCGTAATTGGGACGAGGAAGACATACTCACCATGAAGCGCCAGCACTTCGTACACTACGTATACGTGCCCGGATTTGGCTTCTACGGCCTCGGACTCATACATATAGTAGGGGGGTACGCTAAAGCAGGAACGTCGATTATACGACAACTGGTGGACGCTGGTACCCTATCTAACCTTCCCGGCGGTTTGAAGTCTCGTGGATTGCGTATTAAAGGCGATGACTCCCCAATCGAACCGGGCGAGTTTAAAGATGTAGATGTGCCGTCAGGCAGCATCCGTGAAAACATAATGCCCCTACCTTATAAGGAGCCTAGCCAAACTCTGCTAGCGTTACTTAACCAGATTACCACTGAAGGCCGTCGTTTAGGCGCTATCAGTGATATGAACATATCTGATATGTCTGCGAATGCACCTGTAGGAACTACGTTAGCCCTATTAGAGCGTACGTTGAAGCCGATGGCTGCGGTACAGGCACGTGTTCACTATGCTATGAAGCTAGAGTTTAAGATGCTCAAAGCTATCATGGCCGAAGAAGCGCCGGAAGAGTACGACTACATGCCTAATAGAGGCGAAGTAGCAGCACGTCAGTCTGACTACGCTATGGTCGATGTAATCCCTGTAAGCGACCCTAACAGCTCTACAATGGCCCAGCGAGTAGTACAGTACCAAGCCGTGTTGCAGATGTCGCAACAAGCCCCCCAGATATACAACCTACCTCAATTACATCGCCAGATGATTGAAGTGCTCGGCGTCAAGAACGCTGACAAGCTAGTACCTACGGAAGATGACGTGAAACCTACTGATCCCGTAAGCGAAAACATGAACGCGCTAACAGGTACCCCCATAAAAGCGTTCCTAACTCAAGACCATGAAGCTCACATAGCGGCGCATCAGTCGTTTATGCAAGACCCGATGATTGCTCAAACCATCGGCCAAAACCCTCAAGCACAGCAGATAATGGCTGCACTGCAAGCGCACATAGCAGAGCACCTAGGGTTTAGATACCGCAAACAGATGGAAGAGAAGCTCGGTGTGGCACTACCTCCACCGAACGAAGAGTTACCTGAAGAGATCGAAGTTCAGTTGTCACGCCTCATATCAGAAGGCGGCAAGCAGCTTACTCAACAGCATCAGCAGGAAGCAGCACAGAAAGCGGCGCAGCAGAAACAGCAAGACCCCGTTATTCAGTTACAACAAGCAGAGTTGCAGGTCAAACAGCAAGACGTGCAGCGTAAGGCTCAGAAAGACCAGATGGACGCGCAACTCAAGCAAGCTGAACTACAGCGTAAGATGCAAAAAGACCAAGCTGATGTAGCAGTAGATCAGCAGCAACTCGAAATCGAAAGACAAGAGTTGGAAATAGATGCTCAGAAAGCTGGAGCTAAACTAGCTGCCGACAGACGGACAGCTAACACCAAACTCGACCTTGACTTAATGAAAGCAACTAGCGAGGTCGAACGCAAACGTAGGGAATAAACCATGGCTAAAACCGTCTTTGACGTGCTCAAAAATAAAATCGAGGATGACATGTCCTCTGCAACAGAATTTCTAGGTAATGGTGGGGCTAAAGACTTCGCTCAGTACAAAGAAATAACAGGAATGCTACGAGGTCTCACTTCCTGTCTGAATCATGTAAACGACCTCTCGCGTAATTATTTGGAAGAAGATGATGACTGAGTTAACGATAGTACCTAAAGAAGCAGAAAACGATGAAGAGCTTGACCTTCAAATCCCCACACCCGTGGGATACCGTGTCTTAGTAGCTATGCCGGAAGTAGAAGATACATACGGCGAAAGCGGCATTATTAAGTCTAATAAAGAAATACACAACGAATACATTATGTCTACCATCGGGGTTGTACTCGATATGGGAGCACAAGCGTATTCTGATAAAGAGCGTTTTACTACTGGCCCTTGGTGTAAGACAGGAGACTATGTAATGTTCCGTGCCAATACTGGTACACGTTTTAAAGTAGGTGGTGTTGAGTATCGTCTAATGAACGATGACTCAATTGAGGCAGTAGTAAGCGATCCTCGTGGCGTTACACGAGTGTGAGGAGTAGATAATGGGATTTCAAAAAGTAGAATACACCTTTCCTGATGAAGAGAAAGAGGAAGTAATAGAAGTGGAAAATTCTAGCGCAGTGGAGATCGACATATCTGGTGAAGCAGAAGATGATGTCGAGAAAGAAAAGCCTGCCAAACAGGAGAAAAAATCTGAGGTTGAGGTAGAAGTAGTAGATGATACGCCGAAAGCCGATAGAGGACGTAAAGCCTCTAAACCTCCTGAAGACCTTACCGACGAAGAGTTAGAGGACTACTCGGATAAGGTACGTAAAAGAATCCAGCACTTTAGTAAAGGCTATCACGATGAAAGACGCGCTAAAGAAGCAGCGCACCGTGAGCGAGTGGAGTTTGAAAACTACGCTAAATCTCTTGTAGAAGAAAATAACAA